CCTGTTGCCAATTTTCAAAATACTGTAGTGCTTGCCCCTTAACATCAATACCACCTTTAACAGATGGGACAGCTCCATCCACTCGGCAGAGGCATCCAGGTGAAAAAGAGACACTCTTAATTGCCTGATCACGATCAAATACCGTCTTACTCTGTTGTTCCATACGATGTGTATGGCCAAAGAGCGTGGAAATATTCGGATTTGAATTTGCGTATTGCGCAGCCGTAGAGCCAGAAGAGTTAGCCCTGTCACCGTGCATAGCACGAAGACGCTTGTTAATCCAATGCGCAGCAGCTGGGTATCCATCGATGAACTCAACTCCCAACTCATCGCAACGTAGTAAGTTTTGTAGGCTTAGCACAGGCCAAGCATCTGGAATGTTTGCTACTTTAATACCGTAAGCAGCAGCAGCGTTAGTGTTAATAAAGCGATTGAGACGCTTGTCATGATTACCTTCAAGAAGGATAATTCTCGCATCCACGCCGGCATTAGCACGCTGCTCAGCAAGAAAACGATGACCACGATTAATAGCAAGCTGGGCAGTGTGAGCAAAATTAGTCTCCTGTTCGTAGGTTCCGTACATAGGGAGATCTAAGAAGTCTCCCAAGTTAATAACTTGTGTAAGAGGATGACCGTGATCTAGATCTACGATCTGTAAAGCTACATCCATAGCAGCCTCATCATGAAATGGGTCTAACGTGCCATCTTCATATTTGCGATAACCAATCTGTGGATCGGGTAACGCAACAGCAACTTTCCAGTCACTGCTTATAAGACCTGTTGTACGAATCTTTGGCTGTATCACTACAGGCTCTGCATGTTGTACAGGTTGCCAGGCCGGTCCTTCGCTCCATTTTGGAGAAAGGATAATCTTTGTATCGTCAGGGTTGTTAGATAGGCTAACCTTGCTAACCTTACCAACATCTTCTGCAGTTAATCCGTTGTTCTTTAGCAGCTTCTCAATAGAATTTAATGCTGAGTCTGCTTTGGCATTATTGTATGCATCTTCTAGCGACATGAACAGTTCCCATTTCTGTGCTCTTTGAGCGACGTTATACCGAATGTTGCACCTGCAGATTTGTACAAACTATGAAGGCTTCTAGTTGAGAAATCGTCATCGTTTAAAGAATTTTCAAAAGCTGTGCGATTGTTTTCGTCAAGGGAAATAGACCAGGCACCAACTACACATTTGCCTGCTACAAAGGTATTCTTTTCTTTTGCTTCACTATACAAAGCATCTAAACTCATTGCGCCTCCAAAGTAAATAATAGAGGCTTAAATTAATAAGCCTCTATTATTATTCTACTACAATTTAGTAAGAAGTGCCAACTCCTTGGCCAAAGCTTTGTGTGCTTCGAACCACTGATGGTGACACGATACGTCCATTAGCCTGTGTTAGACCTGCTGCTGGATCTGTAGGCTTCATGTAAGAAGCCTTGATTGAATACGCACCGCCCTTGCGTTCTCCACCAGGTGCAATAGGCTCGTTTACACGATTTGCCTTTGTTCCCATAGCGGTTGGGTCGCCAGCTGCAGTGTTCTTCTTAGGTACAAGAGTACCTGCCTCTGGTGAAGCAGAAGGAGAAGTAAACTTAATTCCTTCTTTACCCATTGGGGTACGACCTTGTGCGGCCATACCTGCTAGAGCTGCGTCTTGATCTGATTTTGCCATTTTGATACCTAACTGTTAGAGATCTCTCGGTATAAATGATATATTAATTTACTGAGATAGTAAAGACTATCGCAGAAATACTGCCATCACGAGACTCTACTGTGGTGAAGCCTGGTCTGCATGTCAGATCCAGTCCTCTTGGGGCCACATAGCCTCTTGCAATTGCAATTGCCTTTACTGCCTGATTTACTGCAGATGCTCCTACAGCCCGCAGTTTAACCTGCGGCTTTTCATATAGAGCGTGTGCAATAGCTGATCCTACGGCTTGTGCATTAGATCCGGCACTTACACGTAAGAATTGTTCTTCTTGTTCTTGTTCGGTCACGGTTTGTAGTCCTTTAGGTTCGATTTATGATCGCCCACCTAATAGACTATATTACGGTGTATCTCCGTATCCCGCTGCCCTAAGTAGAGAAACAAAATCTTCTAGTCTAAGGAGTGTCACCCATTCCCCAATAGAGGCCTCTCCCTGCCCGTTTAAGCGCAGTACAGCTACAGGTAAGTCTTTTCCATTATGACGTTCCTTTAACTGCTTTATTACGGCGCTAGGATTAAAATCCTTGCGTGCTTTTACTTCCCAGTCAATCCCGATTGTTCCAGTAACATCAGTACCACTACGACCAGCACCAGTGCTCTCAGCAAATGGAAACCCATTTTCCGCCAAGTAATTTGCCACAACTTTTTGTGATCTATATCCACGATGTTTCCTACTCTGACTAGGCATGAGGCTCCCCTGTGATTGCCTCCCACACTTCTTTTGCAATCTGCTTACGCAGTTCTTCTTCACGGTACTTCCACGTCTTTTCTACGTGCTTAATACCAACCTCTTCATCTGTAAATAACTGTAGTTGTTCCCAGGTCATGTGTTGAATCTCCTAGTTCTTGATCTCATTCCACCACCATCTGATGTACGTCGAGTAAGCTCACGAGATACAACTTGTGAGTCTCTCTCGACATTGAGAGTTCTGGTTTCAATTAGTTTACGAAAAGCGTACTTAATGTCTAACTCATGCTGTAGATCTTGGATATCTTTGCTAGATGCGATCTGCGCCTTAATTAACGTAATACGGTCACCTTTTGCACCAGTCCAGTTGCTAAGCATACTAGCTGCTTCTGCGTTGTCCAGGTTTCGTTGTGCTTCTCTCTCATTGATAATAGATAGAGCCTGTGCGCCAGATAGATGATCATTCCACTGGGTAAACTGAACAAACAAATCCATAAGACCTTCGTCATCTAGCTCTGTAATATCTCTAGGAAGTACAGGGATATCATATTCTGGCTTGACGGTAAGTGAAAAACCTAGCTCGTTTAGTGATGCTAGTACATCTCTGCTTATGCTCATTTTTCCTCCTTGAATGGTGCGCATCGTTCACAGCCATTTACAGAATTAATACTACAAACTGGTGGGCGGTTATTGTCTACGGCCCAAGCTACATCTAGTGCCTTGTCAAAAATTTCTTGTGTAAACTCTGGGTTGTATTGTACTACAAATTCCTTATAGTCTTGATTGGCTTTAAGTTCATAGATAAATACAATTTCTTTAGGGGCATTAGGAAGTAAGCCTTCTTCTACCATTAGGTGGCAAAGATGTAGGTATACCTGGCCCTGCAAAAGGTGAGAACGAAAAGGTGTTTTAATATTTTTCCAGGCTTTTTCTAGATCATTGTCTGATTGCGCAAGTAACGCAGGAGCTTCAAAACGTAGAGTACCTACACCAACAGACTTAATCTCAATTAGGAAATCGTCTCCAAGACCTTTCACCCAACCATCAGCGTGTCCGCTTATTTTATGCTTAGCACTGCGTAGCGGTACTTCGGCGTAGTCCACACTCTTATGTACATCTTTAGACACGGCCCAAGAAGTACCTGTAGAGTCTGACCACTTGCCGTATAGAACACCCATTTCTTTTAACCAATTTTGCCACTTAGCATGGATAGTATGACCTTCAGCAAAGATAGATGCTAGGCGTAGAGCAGGCTTTTCACGCACCTCTTTATAGTTACCAAGAAGTGCATGGTATTGAGCTAACGCACACCACTCCGGTTTAATAATATCAGAAGGGTGTATGACCTCCATATTGCGGGAATCAAAGGGCTTAGATAGAACATGACGCTCTATAGCACCCATCAACCGTGTTTCTCTTTTACTTGTACTAAGAAACTTTTTAAGTTCTTTACTCTCTAGAGTCCTCGGTTTTGCCATATTTCATACCCTCTTTCTCAAGCCATTGGTTTAAAGTTAAACCTTTTTTCTCATACTTACGACGTGCTGCATTACGTTCTCTGTGGGACATGCCACCAAAAATTCCATGCTGTTCATCATTAAGTATAGCCTCTTTAAGGCATTCTTTGCGAACCGGGCAAGCTGGTTGCCCGTCCTTGCCCCAACAGATTGCCTTTGCAGCATCTGCTATTGGCTTATACAATTCTTTATCCCGTGGTGGGAAAAACAACTCTGTGTCTACCCCTCTACACTTAGCTTCATATCGCCAAGTCCAGGCCGGGTCATCACTATAACGCACTATTCACCTCTTATTGAATTACGTAATTCAAAGAAATCCTCCTCTAATAGAACGACGTAATTCTCACCATCAAGGTGCAACCCTAGCACAGGCTTGCGACTGTCTAAAATTGCTTCGGTTGTAATTTTTTTTAAAACCTCTGACTTAATAGTCACAGATTTCTTACCGGTCCACTTATGTTCAATAAGGAGTTCGTCATCTCTAACGTCACCCTTACGTGACCAAAAAGCTCCGGAGGCAGCACTGCGCTGGCCACCCGTAATCTTTTGCAATCGTTTTTCATGCTTTAACGATTGTTTTTGTCCTTCACTCTTCATCTGTACTTAGCATCAATACTGGAGCAGACTTTAATGTATCCATTACTGCAGCAGTGAGCTCAGATCTTAGATCAACTTCTTCACGAAGAGAATCAATAAGAGCCTGCGATCCCTGCCACTTACGGTCGTTATAGTACATCCAGCCACCACGACGATCTACAATTCCGTTGAGGATGGATAGGGCAACAATTTCCTTACCGGAATCATAACCCCCAGCGTCAACTGGTCCTCCGTCAGAGAAGTAGAAGTCGAGGTAGGCTGTCTGCTGTGGTGGATAGGTCTTGTTCTTAATTGTGCGGACGCGGATTGTTTGCCCCACACGGCGCTTATCCTGTCCAGTGCCCACCTCTAGCCATTCGTCACGCTTTACTTCACAACGAACGCTATACGCATAATCTTTACCAAGACCACCTGGAGTAGTACGAGGATCGCCGTGCATAACGCCGATCTTCATACGGTATTGATTGATCATCATGCCCAATACTGGACGTTCTGATTCAATCAAATCTCTTTTAGTAGCTGACGCTACTTTTCGGAAGAACTTGTTGGTGATGAGGGCCCCTCGTCCAACGGTGAATTCATCCATTTCTTTCTCATCCTCTGCTCCAGGAACCAAGGCAGGAAGAGAATCAATAACGACCATATCCACAGCTTTGCTTTCCATAAATTTAATAACCGCTTCATACGCATTCTCCATACTATTAGTCTCAACAAGGATAACTCGCTCAGTTACAACGCCACAGAGCTCGGCGTACTTTGAATCAAAATCCTCTGCAGCAATCCATACAGCAGTAAAATTTGGGTTTACTTTTTGATTAGCAGCAATAGTTCTTAGGGCAAGAGCTGTCTTACCATGTGATGCCTCACCCACTAACTCTACCCAACGATTCATAGGCCATCCCCCACCTAGGACAACGTCTAACGTTAAAGAACCTGTAGTGATACGCTGGGTTGTTACAACGTTATTAGCAGCAACTACGGTATTTGCACCATACTTCTTGTTTAATTGAGCGACTACTTTCAGTGCCTCTGCGTTAATAACTGCCATTATCCTATCCTATCTACGATTGTTGTTGGATTAAATCCTGATGTACCTACTTGTTTACTAGGTGTTGCTGGTCCTGAAGAGGAACTTGGAAGTCCACTTCCAGTAGCAGACTGTATAACAGGGTACCCGCAGTCGTAGCAACGCATACGCTCTGTACCTTGTGGTGCAAAATAATTACCAGACATACAATTTGGGCAGGTAGCTGAGCTACGTGAACTTACAGCCTTGCTTACTAGTTGATCTTGTTCAGGATCATAATCTACACGTACTGTAGGTTGGTTTGTAGTTGCCTTGTACACATTTCCTGGTAGAGGACCTGTAGCAGGAGTTGAAACTCCTGTACCTTTAGTGCCAAGTTTATTTGCCCACCAATCGTTACTACTCATAATCTACCATTTCTACTAGCCCTAAGTTAAACAATGTTGAAACACAAGATAAAGAAGATGACAAAGCAACTAACCTAAACAACTTAGTTAAATCCGCTACCTCATCTACTTTAATTTTTGCTTCCTCATCAGACTCTTCTAACAAATACGCTGAGGTAGCAATCTTAGACATCATGTCGGCGTGAGAATCTATAAATGGAATAAGGCTAGCAAAACGTTCTAAACGTTCTTCACTTGCTTGTTCTTCCATATCAGCAACTTCATCAGAAATTGGCGGCAAACCTAAAGCGTTTGCAATATCTTCTGTTGGCATAAGCATTGAGTCGTAAATTACTTGACGAATAAGTACAGGCAAAGGTACGGTCTCTACAGATATCCGGTCTTTCTTTTTTCTACGGAACACTACTTAGCCTCTCCCCAACGGGTTACAGTCTTTACATCTGCTAATAGCGGAATGCTAAGAGCGTTAATACCTTCCATTGCTTCACGAATAGCTGCTTCTGTCTCCTCAATTAAATGATTTGGAGAGATAGTTACCAACTCATCGTGAATAGTCAAGATTAGGCTTGACCCTTCAGGTATAAGTTTATGTGCCCTAATCATAGCAAGTTTTATGAGATCTGCTGCAGACCCCTGGATTACCGTGTTAAACGCCTGTCTTTCAGCCCTAGAACGCTCCCAAACCAAGGAAGATCTAAGCTCAGGTAGATAACGGCGCCTGTTCATATAGGTCAATGCGTAAGGTACTGGACCACGCCTACGGCTCTCAGTCACTACGTGCTTCTTGTATCTAGCCACTGCAGGAAATTTAGCCACAAAACTATCTAACAATTCACGTGCCTCTGCAACAGAACAGCCGATGGATGCAGCAACTTTGTCAGGGCCAACACCATATGCCAAAGACAACACAAGTTGCTTTCCAGCTTTACGATCTACGCCCATAGTGTTACCTACAGTTGTATATATGTCTTCTCCGTTTAAATATGCTCCACACATAATTCTATCCTGGCTAAAGGATGCAATTACTCGTGGCTCAATCTGAGAGTAGTCTGCAACAACAAGAGAGTGTCCCTCTGGAGCAACGAAAAGATTTCTAATCGCTTTCCCGTTTACAGTGTGCGGAGCCGGCACGTTCTGTAAGTTTGGATTGCGACTAGAAAATCTTCCCGTCTCTGCGCCATATTGAATAAAGTCTGTGTGGATACGTCCATCAAGAAGCAGACTCTTCTTTGCAACCGTCTTTGATTTACCAAGAAGGGTGCGTGTAATATCCCCACCTAAGTAAGGAATAACATAAGTAGTTAATAACTTATTTAGATCAGAATAGTTGAGAAACGCATCTACAAGAGCATCTTTTCCTGCAAACATTCTTAGTGCAGGTTCTGATACCGAATAGTCAGATACCGTTGATGGGGTGCCGGATTCCATGCGCTTCTCGCCGGCTGGTGTAAGAACTTTAGGGCGTAGTC